GGCAGAGAAAATGTACATGCTGTAGCTACAAGAGGCTGCGACACGTGGTCACAATAAGTGGGCATTGTATTCTGCGTTCACAAACTATGCATCGTATGCCGATGAACGTAACGGGTTCAACCTACGTAACACAGGCAACGACACACAGGCTATCAGCATGTGGTCACGTGAGCAAGAGGTATCCAAGTGGGTATCTGATGATCGGTTCATTACATTGGAGGCTGCATAACACATGAGAACCTTACCACGCTATGTACAACAGAGAGTGTCACCTTCGGGTGACATCTCATACCGTTTCAATCCACCGCAAGCATTGGTGAATGAGGGAGTAGTAGAACGTGAAGAACTAGGTGACGATCCAAAAGTTGCAAGACAGATCGCACGTGAATACAACAGAGACATTGACGCATACCGTGAAGAACAAGCTAAAGTTGTGAAGCTGAAGCCCAGCAGCAAGGTCACTGACCTTATCAACTTTTATTATTTATCTAATGATTTCAAGATGTTACGTGACTCAACCAAGGTTGACTACAGGTACTTCTTGACCGTGGTACACCAGACAATTGGGTGCCGTAAGTACAGAGAGGTTACACCTAAAGTTGCAAAGCAAGCATATGAGAAATGGGTTGAACGTGGGGTCAGCTTTGCTAACCATGCGGCAACGTGTGCGAGTAGAGTGTACAACTACGCCATACAAATGGAACATGCAGAGCAAAATCCATTTGCCAAAATCAAACGTAAACAGCAACGTCAGCGTAAGGTTATATGGACACATGGTGAGGTGAATAAATTCTTGGATGTAGCATACTCTGATTTTCAGTACCGCAATCTAGGACTGATTGTGCACATGGCATACGAGTGGTGCCAACGATTGGGTGACATGCGTATGCTGCGTTGGGATAACCTTGACCTGAAGAAGCAACAACTAACGTTGGAGCAAAGCAAGCGTAGGTCAGAGGTGTTCCTGCCTATCAGTGACAACCTGAATGCCATGCTGCTAGAACAGAAAGCTGACTTTGGTTTTCAGGAATGGGTTGCACCACACCCACAACCACGTGATGGTAGGTTCCAACCCTATGCTATGGAGAGACTGTCCAAGGTTGGACGGAACATCATGAGACTAGCAAAGCTACCCGATGAGCTACGTCTGATGGACATTCGTCGTACTGGTGTAACACAGATGGTTGATAAAGGTGTACCTTTGCCCCAAATTATGGCAGTGACAGGGCATACTCATGTTGCATCTGTGAAACCATACATGAAGCATACTTACGAAAGTGCAAATAATGCCTTGACACAGAGAGACATGTCTGTATGCTTGAGTGAAACGAACAACACAGAAAGTGATACATAATGAATATAAAAGAACATATAAGTGATATGAACTTAGTTAATGGTGAAACTAAACGTACTAACTGTCCAGTATGTGGGGGAGTTAAAACATTTACAGCCACCAATAATATGGGTCAGCTTGTATGGAACTGTTACAAGGCAGGGTGCCGTGTGTCTGGTGGGACACGTGTGCACCTTACCAGTGACGATATTCGTAAGTCACTAGGCACTGTAGCTGCTGAGACAGAGGCAGTCACATTCCAGAAACCTGAATGGATTGTACGTGACGTTGATTCAGTGTCAGAGTTTTGTGATCAGTGGGACATTGATCCCGTGTCATTAGGTTTGCTGTATGATGTTCGTGAACACCGTGTCGTATTTCCTGTGGTACACAACAATATCATGGTGGATGCCACTGGCAGAGCACTAGGAAAAAAGTTACCTAAGTGGAAAAGATATGGTAAAAACCCCTTGCCGTATGTACATGGATGTGGTAAAACTGGGGTAGTCGTTGAGGACTGTGTGAGTGCCGCCATTGTGGGTGCGACAGGCAGTTCTGGATGCTCGGAGAGTGGGGTGTATGTCGGGGTAGCAGTGTTGGGCACCTCACTCTCTGAGGCACATAAGCAGTACTTATCACACCTCAAGACTGTTATCATTGCACTTGACCCCGATGCATTACCAAAGACACTGCAATTTGCAAAAGAACTACGTGGTTATGTAGAGAATGTAAAAGTATTACGTTTGACAGATGACCTGAAATATCGTAACCCTACCGACATAAACAATTTACTAGCACTAGGAGAAACATAATGGAATTATCACTTGTACGCAGCTTAATGGACAAGGAGTTCTACGACGATCATCGTGGAGCCAAGTGTCCTGATCGGCTGTTCAGCAAAGATGTACGTAAGATCAAGCAGTCAATCGACAAAGCTATGGATCGTTACGAACGTACCGTAACACCTGACGAGATAGAGGCATTGTTCATGTCGAACAATCCAACACTCACCACTGCACAGAAACAAGCTTACAGTTCACTGTTTAATCAGATCAAGAAAGAGTCACCGATGGGTAGTGACGTAGCACAAGAGGTGTTGTCTAAGCTGTTTCAACAGGTCGTAGGTGAGGACATTGCTAACCTTGGCTTTGACTACGTGAATGGTAGCAAGGGTAGCTTGGAACCACTACGTGACATACTGGAACGTTATTCAGATGACTTCACACCTGACCTACGTATTGAATGGGATGACATTGACATTGAAACTTTGCTTGCAAAGAATGATCTGGAATCACAGTGGACATTCAACATCCCTACTCTGACACGTAAGGTAGAGGGCGTGAATGCGGGTCACCTGATTGAGGTAGGTGCACGTCCTAACACAGGTAAGACATCATTCCACGCCTCTCTGATCGCTGCTCCGAATGGGTTTGCGCATCAGGGTGCCAAGTGTGTGATCCTGTGTAACGAGGAAGCATCACACCGTGTAGGTGCACGGTACTTGACTGCCGCCACAGGTATGACAATGCAAGAGGTGAAGGATAACCCTGCCCGTGCTCGTGACCTGTACTCTGTGGTCAAGGACAACATCAAGATCAAGGATGCCAGTGACCGTGATATGTCATGGGTGGAGTCAGTTTGTAAGTCATACAAACCTGACATTGTGATCCTTGATATGGGTGACAAGTTTGCCAAGGCAGGTGGGTATGCCCGTCCTGATGAAGCATTGAAAGCTAATGCTATCTATGCCCGTCAGATTGCTAAGGCACACAACTGTGCGATCTTCTACATGTCTCAGCTATCTGCTGATGCAGAGGGTAAAGTGTTATTGAACCAGAGCATGATGGAAGGTTCACGTACAGGTAAGGCAGCAGAGGCTGACCTTATGGTATTGATTGCCAAGAACCCTGTGGTTGATGGGCAAGAGGAAGAAGACACACAACGTCACTTGAATGTTGTGAAGAACAAACTATCTGGATGGCACGGTGTTGTGCACTGTGATCTGGAATACAAAACTGCGAGGTATCAGGTATGAGTGAAGTAATAATAGCAATATCTATACTAGCCCTAATCATTTTTGGTTTTTGGTGTATAGCAAGTAGTGAGGTAAATAAAAGTAAATGGAAGTAACATATATTGATCACATGGGTAGTGATTTGTCTGTAGTAAATGCTGCACGTGTCAGCTTCGGTAAGAAATCAGAATGGCATCAACGTATCTATACTGGTGAACCAAACATCCTGAAAACTAAGGATGCCAAGCTGATTCGTTATCTAGCTAAACACAATCACAAGTCACCGTTCAACCATACGTTTGCCACGTTCCATGTTAAAGCACCTATCTTTGTGGCACGTCAACTTGTGAAGCATGAGTACATGCCGTGGAACGAAGTTAGTAGACGTTACGTTAGCACTGAGCCTGAGTTTTATGTACCTCAGTGGCGTGAAGCGGCAGAGAATAAAAAGCAAGGTAGTGGTGATCCGATGCAGAACGGTGCAAAGAAAGCTGTGCAAAATAAATATGATCAGTTAACCAAGGGTGCATCACGTACCTATCGCAGGTTATTAGAGCTAGGCGCATGTGAGGAGCAAGCACGTATGGTACTGCCACAGTCTATGATGACTGAGTGGTACTGGTCAGGTACGGTGTTCGCCTTTGCTAAGATGTGTAGCCTACGTATGAAGTCAGACACACAAGAAGAGACACAGTATGTAGCACAGAAGGTTGCTTTGACTATGGCTAAGATATACCCCGTATCATGGGATGCATTGATGGAGAACGCAGAACTAACAGAGTATGTGTTTGGAGCAAACGATGACGAAAATACGTCCAATGACTGACGAAGAAAGAAACCGTGCCAGAGAAAAGGAGTTACATAACATGAACAGAGATGAAAATGATGCCATATCCCTAGTTGCAGAGATGCAACGTCTGAACCTGACACTGACTGAGGCACTGGAAGCAATGAAAAACTATGCCAATGATAAAGAGTTCAACAATAACCTTGACAAGCTATATGGCAATGAGGTATTTGATGATTGGGATTATTGGCACGAAGGAGAAATTGACTAAATGAAACACCTTACCCTCGACGTAGAAAACACTGTGGTAAAACGTAACGGCAAGCTACACCTTGATCCGTTTGAACCAGAGAATACATTAGTTCAAGTGGGTATGCTAGATGATCTTGGAAACGAAAGCATTATTACTTTTGATCACTCTGAGCATCAACCCACCCCAGAGGGGCGGTACATTGTCCAGAAAGCATTGGATGAAACCGCCCTTCTAATTATGCACAACGCAGCACACGACTTGATATGGTTGTGGGAGTCAGGGTTCACCTACGAAGGTGCAATCTTTGATACCATGTTAGGTGAGTACGTGCTGCAACGTGGGCAGAAGGAACCCCTGTCTCTTGAGGCTTGTGCTGAACGGTACAACCTTGACACAAAGAAGCAGGACACCCTGAAGGAATACTTCAAGCAGGGTTACTCTGTACGTGACATTCCACATGCAGAGTTGTCAGAGTACCTCTCCCACGACTTACATGCTACGCAGCAACTGTACCTTCGTTTGCAGACATCATACGAGGAATGCAGTTCACTGGCAGGAACAATCACACTGACCAATCAGTTGGCTGTACATCTTGCCAAGATATATCAGCGTGGCTTTACTGTTGATATGGAAGCACTAGAAGATGTGCGTAAAGAGTTTGAACAAGAACGTGACCAGTTGGTTGCTGACCTCAACGAACAAGTACGTGATCTGATGGGGGATCGTCCAATCAACTTGAACAGTCCAGAGCAATTGTCATGGGTTATCTACAGCAAGAAACCAAAGGACAAGAAGGTGTGGGCAGATTTGTTTGACGACTTTCGTATGTCAGACACAGAGTATCGTAGTACAGTTCGCCAGAATACGGAGACACTGTATAAACAGAAAGCAAAACAGTGCCAGACTTGCAATGGTACTGGTCAGATT